TCATGGACGGGTTCAAGAAGAACTCGTCCGGGTTCTTGAAGCCCGAAACTTCCGCCAACCGCGCCAGCGTGTTCCGGTACTGCTGCACCGAGACGAGCGGGTTCTGTGGCCCCATCTGCTGCAAGACCATTTCCTGCTTCTGCGCGATGGCGTTGAGCACCGCGATCTTCTGCTCCTCGGTGCCGCCGCCGAGCGCGACGTCGATGTCGACGTCCATGTTTGCGTTCCACGAGCGCGGGTCGATCGGCACCCATTGATTGCGAAGGCGCACCACCCGCGCTCGGTCTTGGTTCTCTACGACCAGCTTGAGAATACCCTTGAACAGGGCGCGCATCCCGGTTTCAGCGAACACACGGGCGATCAGCTCAAGATGCTGCTGCGCTGCGCTTACGGTCGCGGCGACCGCCGCGCGGGTGGTGCTCTGTAGTGCGCCGGCATCGAGGCCCATTGCAGCCTTCGACATACCCGTGCGCGTCTCGCGCACGTTGTCGAGGTACTCGAGCATCGGGAAGGCGGCTTGGCCGACAAACGGCACGGAGAAAGCTTGAACAGCGCCGGGCTGGCGCATACGGATGACGCCGCCCACCTCGGTGTTGAGCACATCGTCCATGTTGGCCTGCCCCTCGACCACGCCCACCCGGGGGTGGATGGCGAGAGAGAGCGAGTCCATCATGTTGCGCATCACCGCGGACTTGATCCGCTGGAGGTCGGCCGTCATGTCGAAGATGGACAGGCCGATGAGCGCGTGCGGCTCGGGGTCAGGGCAGAAGGTCGCAAACGGCTTGTGCGAGCACGGCTCGTTCATCACGAGCTTGTAGCCGGGGCCGATGGTGCAGACCTTGCGCAGCTCCGCGATGCCGTCGCGGTCGTAGTCGACGCGCACATACGCCTCGACATAGAGCACGCGCTTGTCGTCCTGCGTGCCGCCCGGGCCATACGCCTCGGCGTAGGGGTTGCGGGCGATGTACTCGTCGTTGGTGTCGAGCTCGAAGGCGCCCATCTGGGAGCGCACCTCTTCCTCGTCGTAGCCGAGCGCGACCAGATCCGAGACCCGCATCATGCGCCGGTGCGCGACCAGCGTCGCATCCTCCACCGAGCGCGCGCGGCGGTCGATGAGGAACTCCTCGGGCGGGACGGCCTCGACGACCACGCGGCCGTCGCGGTACTCGCGCTTGAGCTCGACCGAGTAGATCTGCGGCGCAGGCGGCGGGAGCCCGGTCATCGGGTCCACGACCGGCGCGCCGGTCATCTGATCGATAGGCGGCTGGTACGACGGGTCGTCCATCGCGCTGATCGCGCTGCCGACGACGCCGGGCTCGTTGATGAGCATCGTCAGGCTCGACTCGTCGAGGCCCGTGTAGTGCTCGGTCTTTACCTCGACCTTCTCGTCCCAGTAATACTTGGCGATTCCGAGCGCGCCGCGCAGCGCGTCCTTGAAGACCGAGTGGCAGACCAGGAAGCCGTTGTTGTCCTGGTTGAAGATGAAATTCACATAATCGGTGGCTTGGTCGGCGGTCGCCACATCCTCGGGGCCACGCGGCACAAACTGCACCACCTTCTTGGAGCCGAAGAAGACCCGCATCAGCGACGGCATCACGCCGGAGATGGTGTCGCGTACATCGGTCGATACGACCTGCGAGCGCCCCTCCTCCTCGTTGCCGAACGGCTCGCCGCGGTAATACTCAATGGCACGCGCGCGGACCGGGGAAAGCTCCGCGTCGATGAACGAGGTCGCGTCGGTCAGCTCGATGCCAACCAACGACTCAAGCTCCGAGTCATCCATCGGCTCAAGCGAACCAATGGCCGCCTCGGCCGCTTCAATCATGGAACCTTCCGGGGAATACATCAGACCGCCACCCGTGCCGAAATCATGAGTATCCCTATTTTCATGCCAAAAGAGACGAAACCTGACCAGGGGTCAGAGAAACAAGCCACGCCTCGCGGTCCTTCACCCCGAAGGACATCACGAACCCGTCGCCGTGCTGGGCGAGGCCAGAGCAGAACTCGATCTGCTCGCCGCGGAAGAAAAACTCGCGCCCGGCGTGCAGCGGCTCGAGGTGTAACCCGTAGCGCACCATGCGGTGCGCATAATGCACCCGGTTCTTGACCTTGCGTCGCTGGTGTACGACCCCGATGAAGCCGCCCTCGAACGGGATCACCTGCGACCCGCCAGACCATCCGGCCAGGCTCGGGAACTCCCCAATCCACATCCGGCGCGCCGGCGCAAACTGGTACACCTCCCCGAGGTGGTGCTTGTAGACCACCCACAGGTTCTGGCCGCGGATGCAGGGCATCCAGTTTTTCTCCATCGGCTGGGCGTGCGGGCTGTGCAGCACCTGCAAGAGGTCGATCCGCGCGCCGTCCAAACGACAGAGCACCATCGTCGTGCGCACCCGCGCCCCGTGGTGCAGCCCCGAGGCCGTGAACCACCAGCGTTCTCCGTACCAGAATAGCCGCGCGTCCTCGAGGCCGTGCTCGCAGATCATCCGCCCGCGGCGCATCTCAGCATCATCCACCAGCACCGGCGTGCCAGGCTCAAGATTTGAGCCTACCGGCACGAGGTAGTTGCGGGTGTTGGGCGCCGGGTCGCCGCGGAACCAGATCCCGTCCTCGTCGCCGAGCTCGTAGTTGACCGTGCGGACCATGCACGCGAGATTCCCCGCGCCATCCGCGGCGATTGACGGGTTGCAGGGCGCGTACACCTCGCCCGGTATCTCGATACGCCGAAACGCCGAGCCCGGGAGCTGGTCGATTAGGACTAGGCAGCCTTCCGCGCCGGAGAAGCCGGTGGCGGCTTCCCGCCCGGCGGGGGCTCCGGCGGCTTCTTGGACTCCGGCTTCGCCGGGGCTTTCTTGTCGAGGCGCTTTTGGAAGAGCGCGACGTCTTTTGGGCTTAACATCCATCTATCTCCTCACATGTGGATGGTTGACGGCATCGGCACCGCAAGGTCTTGCGTCGCCTGGGAAACAAGGGGCGGCACCGCGGTCAGCACGCGAAGGTGCGGCAGCGCGTACCACTCGAGCAGGATATCAACCGGCGTGTTGGCGGGCTTGGTGTACTGCTGCAAGGTGGGAATCGCGCGCCGGCGGTGCCAGATGGCGGCCGTGCATAACGGGTACTTGATCTCCCACAAATTCGCCGATTCTTTCTTCGCCGGCTTCTGGTCCGTGCAGCAGGAGTTTAGGTACACAAGGTCGCACCACTCAGGCGTCTCGGCGCGAATCTGCGCGAAGCGTTCGTTGAAATTATCCGGCAGGATGAAGTCATCCTCGAATATCACGAACTCCTCGTGGCCCTCGCGCCACGCGATCTGCCACGCGATGTGCCACGACAGCACCAGACAGGTCGCGCCGCGCGTCACGAAATAGTCCGTGTGCATCGGTATCTCGGACTTCACCTGCATCGTCTTGCCGAAGATGCCTTGGATGAAGTCGAGCTCGATGCCAGCCTTGGCGGCCTGCGCACGGGCGTGCTCGGTGCGCTCCGGCGTCTCGGCGAGCGTGATGCAGTAATACTTCACGACTCCCTCTCAAAAAAGAGCAGCGTCGGGCGCCCCCAGCCGGACCCCTGCCGCTTGTCCGTGTCGCGGAACCTCTGCGACAGCAGCCAGTCACACTTGAACCCGTACCCGTAGAAGCGGTCAATCCAATACTCGGTCGTCTGCTCGTTGACATGGTGGTGCCCGCCCTGCCCGGGCACGGCGTGGCACATCAGCACATAACGGCACCGGCGGAGCGTCGCAAACCAGTTGGGCTCGCACGACTGCTCGACATGCTCCACGAACTCGGTGCAGATGCCGAGGTCGTACTCGCGCCCCGGGTCATACGGGCCGCGCTCGTAGTCGTGCTGGACCATGATGTCCTTGACCGGACTCTCGGCCAAGGCAATCGGGTGCCCCTCCACGCCGCGCGCGTCAAACCCAAGGTCATGCCACCAGCGGATGTTGTGGCCCATCCCGGCGCCGATGTCGATCACCGACTTGATGCCGTAGGTGAGCGCGAGATACCCCCAGATATCCGGCATCCAGGTCGCGCGGTCGCCCTCTGGAATGTAGCCGCCTAGATGTTCGATGCTCATACGATCCCC